TTATTTTTCCTCACGTTTTATGACAAATCCGGTGATAAAATAGCGGGTTGAATTTCGCCCGAGGCTAGAGTTATAAACCGATTCAAGACTAACCTTAAAGTTTACATAGCCATCGCCTCCGCGTTTTTTGACTTCATCCGTAATAATTTTTGAAAGCATATCCGGGTTCATCTCCTCCTCCACTATTGAGGTAGTTCCATATTTTGCGTACTGTTGGTTCAGATAGTCATAATAAGGCTTAGCGGTTGCCTGCTCAACTCCCGGAATGACAGTAATTGACAAATCGCCTATGGGAGTGTACTTGCCCTGGTAAGAGTCGGGAGAGAGAAATATTCCGCCGGCTGCGGCTTTACTGTAGTCAAAAAAGACCGTAGTAACCATGCGCTCAGACAATTTTGGTGAGCACGAAATTGCCGCCATGGCGACAAGTACAAACATAAACTTTCTCATATTTAGATTATTCAAGAATTATAGCACCTAAAACCTTTGCAGTTGTCAAAATGTCCGATAGCGGAACATCAAAAGGCTCATAATCGGCGTTGTCTGATACAAGCAATATGTGATCCGGCTTTTGTGACTTTTTAACTCGCTTTATAAATACTCCCTGGCTGCGGGTGTGTATAGCGTAAATACTATTCCATTGAAAAAACAGGGTTTCCGAAACAATCCTGCAGGCAACCAAGTCGCCCGAGCTGTATTTTGGAAACATACTGTTACCCTTTACGCGAATAATAAAGTCGGCGTTCTTAAACTCGGGTATAATATAATAATGCTCAATAGTCAGGTCATCAAAAGTTTTAAGTCCGTTTCCGGCAAACGCCGAGAACGGGATTAGGGGCACTCCCTTTTCTACCTGTGGCAGATTTGCTTTTGCATGCCCTTTGGATAGACTATTGTCGCTTATTATCATCTCTCCCCTCCCAAAAACAAACCATTCCGGGCTTAAATCACGACAATATTCTAACACCAAATGTAAAATTGACTCCCCAATATCGGCATTTCGGGCCAGGGCTTTACCTATATAACCATTTGAGATGCCCGCCAGACGCTCAAATGCGGCCGGCTTAATGCCCTTATATTCAAGGTAAACACTTAGTCTCTCAATGGCTTTCATTATTTTGATAGAAAATAGTCCATTTTTTATTTGGAAAAATAGAAATTAGTCTATAATATTGCATCGACTTTCAATATCGAAAGTTACTTCAAAGATAGAATAATTTTTAAATATCAATAAAAATGCAAAAAATCATTGTTGATCACGGCGAAAAAAAGAGGCTTGCGCAGCTCTTCAAGTGCAGTCATGTCACTATTCGTGAGGCTTTAGCCGGTAAAACAAATAGCATTCTGTCTATTAAAATTCGTGCAGCGGCCCTCAACAGGGGAGGCGTTAAATCGGCTTAACTTAAATATTATGGAATACTATAATAACACGCTATGCATTTCTGTCGACGAGTTGACAGATGGCATTATGTCCTACCCGGCATATAAAAAGTATAGCTCACGTAAGCAAATAAACAGGGTAAGACGCGCAAGTTTTCAAACTCCCGCGCTGGTAGAGGTTAAAAGCCTGCCCTCGCGAATACTCGCAATGGTAAGGGAAAGATACGGGGAGCTTGAGCACGCGTCGGCAAAGTATACCATTAAGGGCGTTTATCAAGTTGACCAGGAGGCAAGAAAATTTTACTCGCAGCACCTACTTATCTCCGGGGATCATCTCCCCGCAGATAAAATTGAAGAGTACACCGCAAACGCCTCAATGTTAAAGGCGATAAAGGTACTTGTTAACGACCGGACTGCATTCGTTAAGGCTCTCGGCGGTATCACAAAAGGAATGTGGCCGCAAATATCTGCAGCTGTAAACGCATCTGCCTACGGGGATGATCCAATTAAGCATTCTCTGCCAAATAATCACCGCCGCCTGAAGTGGAAGCTTGAGGAGTTTGAAAAAGGTGGCTATTCGTCTCTAATTAGTGGCAAATTCTGCAATAAAAACACCGAGAAGATACCGGAGCAGGCAAAAATATGGATACTCACACGTTGGTGTGATAACGTTAATAAGGTAGCGTCGGTAAATCAGCTGTTCCGTGAGTATAACGAGAAGGCCGAGGAAATGACCGGCTGGGCAAAAATCAAAACCGATAAAACAATGTACAACTTCCTGTACTCGCCCGAAATTACTCAGCTATGGTATGCACATCGCTACGGCGAGCTTAAGTCAAAGGAAAAGTACTCATATATCCATAAGACTCATATGCCAACTTACCGCGACTCGCTGTGGTACAGTGACGGAACCAAGCTAAACTACTATTATCAGTTTTTAGACTCCGAGGGCCGCCGCCAGATAGGCACGCTTCAAGTGTACGAGGTGATGGACGCATATTCGGAGGTATTTCTGGGATATCACATTAGCAAGTCGGAGGACTTTGAGGCGCAATTTATGGCCTATAAAATGGCATTTAACTTCTCAAAATATCGTCCGTACCAAATCACCTATGACAACCAGGGCGGCCACAAAAAACTCGAAAACAGCGATTTTTTACGCAAGCTGGCGCACCTGGCAATTAAAACTGCCCCGTATAATGGTAGATCAAAAACCATTGAGTCTGCGTTTGGGCGCTTTCAGCAGCAAATTCTTAAAAAAGATTGGTTCTTTTCCGGCCAGAACATTACCGCAAAGGCAGACGAAAGCCGCGCGAACATGGAATTTATCCTGGCAAACAAGCAAGACCTTCCAACCGAAAGTGAAATAAGAGAGGCGTACAAGGCCCGCAGAGAGGAGTGGAACAATATGCCGCACCATAAAACCGGTATTTCACGCATTGAAATGTACCAGGCGTCCACTAATCCGGAGGCCCATAAGGTTGAGCTGTGGGATATCGTTGATTTGTTCTATGTGACCAGGGAGAAAGAGGCTGTTTGCACCGCCTGGGGAATTTCATTCCGCGAAAAGAATTTAAAGTATGACTATGTGGTAAACAACTCAGACAACCTTCCGGATCTTGACTGGCTTCAGCAAAATATTGATAAAAAGTTCGTCGTTAAGTTCGACCCCGCAGATATGTCAGTAGTATTTCTATACGAAAAGACGTCTGCAGGCTTAAGGTTCTCAACGGCAGCATCTACAAAGGTGGCTATCCATAGAGGCAAGCAAGAGCAGGAAGAGTGGGAGGCAAAATACATCAAGGATATTGAGCTGGCAAACAAAAAGGCCCGCCTTGACAGGTACGCGAGAATGACCGCAATGCAAAAGGCCGCCGGTACAAGCGCAGAGGACTACAACATGAAGTCGCCGGCCATTATGGGTATCCAAACAAGCAAGGCATCAAAGAGAGCCGCAAAGAGGGAGAAGGTTCTCGCTGAAATAGGCTCAATTCAAAAGGCGGCCAGCAATAAAGTTATGGTGGGCATAACTGAGTCGGATACATTCGACGCCTACGAATACGCCCGCAAATCAATGTAATAAAAAAGCCCGGCGGAGCAAGTCCGGCCGAGCCAATTAATAATAAAGCAATACAAAAATATGAAGGATTCAGAGAAAAAACAAATCAGAGAGGCACTCGCAGACTATTGCGAGCACAAGGGCTCACAAAACAAAGCGGCAAATTCGCTTAAGGGTGCCAGCAGCGCGGTTGTATCAAAGATTTTAACCGGAGACTGGGACATGATTGCAGACGAAATGTGGCGCAATATTGCCTCACAAATCGGCTACTCTGCAGACACCTGGGCAGTTGTTGAAACAAGAGACTTTCAGCTCATGAACATCATGCTTAGCGATGCTCAGAAGTTCTCAAACGTACTGGCCATTGTAGGCGAAGCCGGGTCCGGAAAAAGCCTGGCAATTCGTAACTACGCATCTACGCACAAGAGGGTTTTCACACTTTGCTGCGCGGAGTACTGGAACAGGAAAGCGTTTATGCAGGAGCTCCTCTCCGCAATGGGTAGGGATTACTCCGGCTATAACGTTAACGAAATGATGGCAGAGATAGTGCGCGGTTTAAAGGTCATGGATAAGCCCCTTATTATCATTGACGAGGCCGACAAACTTTCTGACCAGGTACTTTACTTTTTCATAACCATATACAACCAGCTGGAGGATCGCTGCGGAATAATCCTTTGCGCAACAGATCACCTTGAAAAGCGAATTAAAAAGGGCTTAAAGTGCAATCGCAAGGGCTACAAAGAGATTTTTAGTCGTATTGGCCGCAGATTTATACCGCTCCAGGGCGTTGGCTCACGTGATATCACCGAGGTGTGTATAGCCAACGGAATAACCGAGAAACAACAAATTAAAGATGTAATTGAGGACTCGGAGTACGACCTACGCCGCGTTCGCAGGAAAATTCACGCTATAAAAAACATGTAGAATGGCAAAAGCTCTTTCCGCCAGCCAGGTTCTTTCAGCCAAAAAAAATACTCTTGAGTTTTCGGGCAACTGGAAAACGGCAATCGGTAACCCGGAGGTGGGTGGCAGCTGGATAATGTGGGGGCAGTCATTTAACGGTAAAACTTCTTTTATGCTTCAGCTCTGTAAATACCTATGCGGCTTTGAACCGGTTCTTTTGAACAGCCTTGAGGAGGGTGTTGGAAGGTCGATGCAAATAGCCCTTAAGCGTAACAAAATGGACGAGGTTAAGAGGTTTGCAATCGTTGAAGGGGAGTCAACGGAGGAGCTTATTGAACGGCTTAGTAAGAAAAAGTCACCACGCATCATTGTTACCGATTCCGTTCAGTACGCGGACATAACTTACAAGGAGTATAAAGACCTAAAACGCCGTTTCCCGCACAAGCTATTCATATTCGTATCGCACGCTGAGGGAAAACTTCCGGACGGGCGGGTGGCCAACAAAATCCGTTACGATGCTATGGTTAAAATTCGAGTAGAGGGGTACCGCGCCTTTGTCAACTCCCGCTACTCAGAAAATAATGGCGAGAGTAACTATATAACAATTTGGAATGAAGGAGCCTCACGCTATTGGGGCGAAAAGCAACAGGAGAAATAATAATGGAAACAAAAAATAAAACACACGGTAAGTTCTGGACGCTACTTCGCCAAACGGCGGGGTATAATCCGGCATACAAGGAGGAAATTAAGAGCGGAGTTGTATCGCACTACTCAAACGGCCGTACCTCCTCCCTGAGCGAACTGTACGACAAATACCCGGAGTGCTACGAGAGGATGATTTACGAAATGAAGCTCGAAAGTTTTCAGAGCCCGCAGTCAAAATCGAAGTATGATCCGGAGAGTGACATCTGGCGTAAACGTGTTATTGCGTCAATCTGCAATTGGCTCGACAGGAACGGCGTTTATTTTGAAGATACCAGGGCAAAAACTACCTACGCAAAAGGTGTCGCCTGCAGAGCGGCAAATTGCGGAAACTTCAACAAGATATCTGTGTCCCGCCTTGAGGAGATTTACAACACCTTTGTAAGGAAAAACAGGGTAAGCGTAAACATTGAACTTGAAGAGCAATCGCTCCTGGCTCTTAACCTTGAGAGGGCACTTCAGCAAATTAAACATGATCATAACTTAAATTAATTACCATGGGAAAAATGATAGTAGTGGAAACAAGCAGTTTACCACTTGAAAAACAGGTTAAAGTAAAGGCCGAGGAGATATCGGCAATTGAGCTTCTAATTCAAAAGCGTGACGAATGGCTGCGGAAAGATCATAATAAGAAGCGTTCAACCTTCGCCGCCGTTGTGGCTGATACAAATCAAATGAGGCGCACTCTTGCCACCTACAGAGAGGAGCTAAAAGAGCTACAGGATATTTCTCTCCCGGCGATTGGTGTTATTGTCCAGGCCTTATGCAAGCGGGGTAACGGAAAAACTAGTCTTCACAATATTAGGCGAATAGAAAATAAGGAGATTGCCCAGGGTTGGCAGTGGTCTCATGCGGAATTTAAAACTTTATTTACCCTGGAAGTTTTGAGCTGGAAATACCTTCAAAATACATTCACCCGTAAACAACAGTAAGATGGGCTTAAGAAAACAAATAGCAAAAGCAGACTTTTGTATAGGAGAAAACCTTATACGCAAAGGAGATATATTATTAATCTCCGGCTCTATATACCGTATGAACGGCCATGTTGATTATGCAAAAAAAGTATTTAGAAGCTCGGGCGAGTACCTTGGGGAGTATCGAGCCTCGTACATAGATGGGCTAGAGAGAAATGGCGATTACGGAGATTGCAGTGGCGACGAAGAAAAAAAACTTAAGCTTGAATCGGCGGCACATGAAATGTTTAAAGTGTGTAGTCGTCTTGTTGAACATAAATATTTGATTCTCCCCCCAGAGCCAATCATCGGCGTATCGGAAGAATATAAAGATGAATTTATTGCGCTAAGCCAACTTCTTGCCGAGGCAAAAGCCGCAATTCAAAAGGCAACCGATTAAAAACCAAAACTAAATTATAATTATGGGATTACTGGGTAAAATTATCAAAACGGGTTTTAACATAGTAGAGTTGCCCGTTGCGGCTGTAAAGGACGTTATTACAATGGGCGGTGTGTTGGAGGACCAAAACAGCCCCTATACCGCCCAAAAGGTTAGGGAGCTGGGTAAAACCCTAAAGGAGGTTAAGGATGAGGCGTCCAAGCTTTAATACACCTCGAAGCGCTCTTAATAAATTAATAATTAACGAATCTATGAAGCGAACCGACGTTCAAAACAAGGCGGACTATACCGCGGAAAAAAAGAAGTTGCAGGGGCTGCTGGAGCAGGAATCAGAGATTGAAAAAAAACTCCTCTCCGGTAACCATAACGAGGACACCTGGCGAGAGCTTAACCAAATCAGATATAAGATAACCGTTTCGCAGGCAAAGTTGGACGGCAGCTTTTACAAGGGCGAGCCTTCGCCGCGGGGAGTAAGAACAACAAACGTTCACCAATATAACAAGTAATGATAATAGCAGTTGATTTTGACGGTATTTTACACCATGGCACATATCCGCAAATAGGAGTGCCAAGCCAGGAGGCCAGAGCGGCTCTTGCCACACTAAGACAAAAGGGCCACTATATTATTATTTGGACTTGCCGCAACGGAGACCTTTTACTTCAGGCAATAAACTGGCTTGTGGAAGAGGGCTTTCAGTTCTCCCGGGTAAATGACCAGGAACCGCAAAATGCGGCTAAATACGGCGATAACTCCCGCAAGGTGTACGCAGACGTATATATTGACGATCATAACGCCTGTGGCCTTCCATCGTGGGACGATATTATTAAATATGTAACAACCCTTGAAAATGAGTAACGAACTTAAAAACTTTCAAAAGCTAATGGACGCTCAGCGCCAGTGGTCAGATAATACGTTTGACTCCGGGAACTTCTCCGCAACGCGAAGTATTCCCCTTTCCCACCATTTGCAAAAGGAGTCCCGCGAGCTTACGGAGGCAACAGTAAATTGCCTGCAGGATCCTACCGAAGAAAATTTCTGCCGCTTAACCGAGGAGATTGCAGATTGCCAACTTTTACTCCTGGACATCGCAGCTCACATGGGGTTTGGCGTTGACATAATTATAAGCGCCTGCAGGTCTAAACACGAAATAAACAAATCCCGCAAGTGGGGTAAGCCAGATGCCAACGGAGTGGTTGAGCATATTCGATAATCATTATTCACACTTAAATAATAAAGCAATGTATTACAAGACATTAAAAACAAGCGAGACAGGCAAAAAAATTGCCGAGGTATTGGCCAAAGTTATGGCCTGCGAGGCTGAGGCAAGAAAGATTGTTGAGGTAGTTGGAGCCGACCAATGGAGAGGAGCTAAAGGAGCGATTTCCGGGGGAATTTCCGCACTTATTTTTTCGGATGGCTCAAACGTTCCAGACTATCTTAGAGAGGTGGCCCACAAAGAATACTTTCCACGTCGTAACGTAGGCCAGGGACGGGCTCTTGGAAATGCCATTAAGGGACTTCCGCTCGTTGCGCCCTGGGAGCTTAACGAATGCGTCGGTTATAAGCCAAAATGGCAATTTAGCCATATAGGTATTGTTTGGGAAGCACTGGAGGAAAACTTTTTGTTCCATGTCTCCGAAAAGGCCGCGGGCGATTATTTACCCCCCGCTGACTGCGAGGAAATTTTAACGAGTGAGTTTTTCAGGCTTCAGGGTAAATAGAATTGCTATGGAAAACTTAAAAATTTCAAAGAGCCAAAATACCATAAGGTACAATGGCATGACATTAAGGTTCGTCCATAAGCCTACCGGGCCAACCTGTTACCATTGTAAGCTATACGATCACACACGAGCGGAGATAAGCGACATGTGCTTTTCAATACCCTGTGCCCCGGGAGACCGGAGAGACTAGCGCGATGGTTACTTCAGGGAAACGGTACTATCAATGGTGGCCAATGCCCTCAAGCTGGGGCATAGATTTAATAACCTTTTAAACGATGTTAATTCACAATTTAAAAACACTTCAGATATGGACATTAAAAACTTAAAGCCGGAAGAGCGCAAGGCGCTTATGGAGCAGCTGCAGGAGCAAGAGGCAGCAGAAAAACAAAAAAAGGAGAACGACGCGATAGCCTATAAGGCTTCGGTAAGTGAAAACGTACGAACCGCATTTCCCATACTGGAGGAATCTTCCAAAAAACTCGCGGAGGTAAAGGCCAGTATTCGAGAAATGTTTGCCGCATCAATTGCACTTAAAGGGGAACTGTACGGAATTAAACTTGAGCAACGCAGCCACACCTTTACCGACGATTCCGGGAAGTACAGAATTACCCTTGGAGTCAACGTGAACGACGCATACGATGACACTGTAGAAACGGGCATTCAGATCGTGAAGGAGTATATTGCATCCCTCGCACAGGACGAAAATTCAAAGCTGCTGGTTGCCGGCATCTTAAGATTGCTCTCGCGTGATCAGAAGGGCATGCTCAAGGCGTCACGGGTTCTGCAGCTCCAGCAGCTTGCAGAGCAGTCCCGGAATGACCGTTTCCTGGAGGGAGTTGCGATTATTAAAAACGCGTACAAGCCCGTTGAGTCCAAGTCTTATATTAAGGCCGAGTATAAAAATGACGAGGGAGCCTGGGTAAGCCTCCCGCTTGGAATAACTGAGGCGTAAGGTGCAAGCCATGAACGAGCGAAAGGTAAAGGTTATTAGCCCCGAAAACGGGTTTACGGGGCTAAAAGCGCAAAAGCTTGGCAGAAATGCACTCTGCAGATGTGGGAGCGGCCTTAAGGCCAAAAGGTGCTGCGGTAATACTACAGCATACTTCAGCCGGGACAAACTTAAAATTTCTGCTGTTGGTGCCCCCAAAAAGCAAAGGGAAAACGAGTCGAAGGATCTTCTCCTGGAATAATAAAAAAAGCCCCGAGCAAATAGACTCAAGGCAATGGCTGGCGGGCCTTTGCAAATGTAGTAATAAAACTCGGATGGCATACAATAAGAAAGGATATTTTATTAGAGCCCGTATGATTCAACGGATAGTAGAGCAAAACTACGAGAAGGAGAATCAGGCAAAGTGTCTCAAGTCGGTGTGGCGGCATTTCGTCTACCCGCAGTGGGGCATCGGCTACCGGTCTTTCCTTAAGTATACCAAAGTTGAGCCGCCAAAAGAGACAAAGAGTGAAAATCAATTAAAACTATTTTAACTTAATTCGCCCTGGGCGGGCATTATAAAACCCAATCAATCTAAATCATGGACATAGGATCAGCAGTACAAGCCCTTAAGAATGGGCTAATGGTAAAAAGGGAAGGGTGGGACGAAGATATGTTTATTTTTCGCCAGGTTCCTACTCTTGTGGATAAAGTGATTGTGCCAGTTATGACGTCTCTCCCGCATAGTGTAAAGTGCGAATTTGAACGCCGCATAAATGCTGTAGATTCCCCAATTAGCGGGATTGACTACTCAAACCAAATTGCGCTTGTACAACAGGGCAACATGGTAACCGCATACAGCCCTACCATTATTGACCTGCTTGCCGAGGACTGGGACGTTTACGGAGAAGCTAATCCGTAAACGTAGAATAAAGCTTTAATTGAAAGAGCCCCGATGTGGGGCTCTTTTTTATTTTTCAGTAGTCTTACATCTGAACGACATATTGAATACCTTTAAACCATCCTCTCGCCTCTCCGGGCGTACCGAGGTGCGGTAAAGAACCTCCCCCGTTGCGATCTTCCGGGCGTGCAACGCGAGGCGAACTTTGTCAATAATATCATAAAAGCTCAGCGCCAAATCTCTTACTGACTCCGGAGCCGCCATGTTGGCCTCGCTCCATACCTCAAATACCAGTCTTACGTTTATTTCGACGGTACAGCGCTGCTCTTGCCCGGCGCCATTGTTTTGGCAATCTGTGTACGATACGTCAATAAGCGCCGCGGGGAAGTCTAGCCCGGGCCTTAAGGTATAATACTCCAGCTGCCCGGTGTCCTGGTCAATCCAGGCAATCTCAAATACGTTATCTTGTATAAGTTTTGCAACCCCTTCGTAAATGCGTTTCATGGCCGTTTAATTGTTGTTTAAAAGGTTAGTAATTTTCTCTTCTACCTTATCGGCAATCCTTGTATTAAGCTTTTCAGACTCTCCAATAAACTGCCTTTGCGGCATTGTAAACTTAATGTTAAGCATACTCTTTTTAGTAAGGGCCATACCCTTCCACTTTGCCGCTTCCTCCGAATCTTTCTCCGCGCTGAAGTGTTTTGCCCAGGCAAACTTTCTCATTTTGGGCGTAACAGTAACGTTTATATTTACCGGCCCGCCCTCGTTGTGTATCTCCGCATACTCCTTATCGTTGAGGATAATCGTAAATCCAAGTCCGGCACGGTACGTAATAGCCTCCATAAGCTCGTTTCTTGCGCTCAGCAATGTTCCGTACTGGCTGGACGCGTGGCGGTCTGGATAAAGCGTTCTTTTAGAGGGCTGCCACTTGGCGAGTGTTTTATCCGTAAACCCCTGATTACGGAAGCTATCTTTGTAGTGGTCTACCGCGAGCTTACCGGCAACACGCGGCATGTCACGGTCAATAAACCTTTTTATCTCCCCAAGGTTATTTTTAATCTTCTTGAAAAATTCTTCAGGTGTCATTCCTTGTCCCCTTTTATAGCCGATTTAACCGCCTTTGCCGCCCCCGGATATGCCTCGGTAACGTATGGGTGCGATTTGGTAAATATCTCCCCCGTAATACCCGGATTTTCATCAAGCCCCGGTGCCGGTGTGTACCCCGATTTTGGAATACTTGGCGAAACTTCCTGGTCAGTATTGGTGATTCCGCACTTACAGTTCCAGTCATTACCCGGATAATGTGCCCTCCAGAAGTCGTCCGTTTGCGGCAGCACAAGTCCGTAAAACTTTGTATGTACCTCGCGCGGATGCGGGCTTGTAGACGGGAGCCACTTGAGGTTTGGGAACAGGTCTGAATCTTCCTGGTATTTCTTAAAGTTTGCCGCCTGGCGCGCGCGTATAACTGCAGTATCAAACTCTGTTCGCAACCAAACCTTATTGTACTTACCTATTACCGCTTTGGTATCCTCAACAAATTTATTAAAGGGCTTCAACTTTCCGGCTTCATCAAGCAGCTCGCGTGCAATATCATTTTGCTGGCGGTGAGTTTTAAACGCCGCAAATACTTTCGCGCTTGCTTTAAGCTCGTCAATGAAATTTTTATTCTCTTCCCCCAGCTCAACGCCTGAGAAGCCGCCATCTATGGCGTCGGTTATGGCCGCAAGTGTTGCGACATATAAGTTTGGCTCAACCCCCTTTTTTAGGTCTACTTTTTTACCAAAAATATTCTTCAGGGCAGCATCAATGACCTCCTGAGATACCCCTTTAAATACGCTTTTTTTGCCGGCCAGTTCCACAAAGTCCTCACCGCAAATGTGCCCGTAATAAAGTGACTCAACTGTCTCCTCTAGTCTGCCCTCTCGCGGAGGGCTTTTACGAAAAAACCGGCAAACCTCTGCGCCAGCGACTTTTCCTCCTCGCTAACTTTTTTATTTGCAGATTTATCAGAGTCCTTTGGCTTTGGATAGCCGTAGGTATCGTAAAAATAATCGGCGGGAATGTCAACAATATTGACCATTTGCAGGTCAATTGTTGCGCGCTCCTTAAGCGAGATACTCTCGCCCTTTTCCGGGAACGAAAACCACCCGCCTTGCACGGGTAAACCCCTCTTCTCCATAAGAGGTATAAGGTATTCGTTAAGTATTCTCTGAACATATCGACGGTCTGACTTATGCTTATTCTCCTGCACGTCCATGTGGGTCTCCGACTGGCTTCGTGAAGAGCCGTTGATGGTTGTCATTGTTTGGCCGAGAATACCTACCAGAATCTCCTCGTTACATGCGGTTCTCAGGAGATTGTAAAGCTGCCCGTTGCCGTTTGTTTTAGACTCAATAATATCAAAGTTTGCCTCGTTGGGTATTACCGCGTAGGATGCAGAGCCGGACTGCTCCATAGCCTTTTCAAGGAGAAGCCTCGTTTGCTCGTCCTGGCTGTTGTAGGTTGCCTTTCGGAACGGCATTCCGAATACCTCCGCAAATTGTGCCCAGTCGCCAAAGTCTCCGCGCTTATAGATAACGTATGGACATGCCCGAAGTATAAGCCCCAGTCCCGCTTCACTTCCTACGAAAATAAACCGGTCGTCGTCGGCAAAGGGATAGCCCTTTTCATCGTTTTGCTCAATGGCAATCATTTTATCTTTTGGGCGGATATGCTTTCGCGGTACCGGCCATACAGACATTTTCTTATCTGGGGTAAAATCTACCTGAATGAGTGAGCAGCCCCAGAACCTTGAGCCCAGGATCTCTTTTAATAGCGTTTCAAACTCGGACGAGTCTATAAGCTTGTCAAGCTCCGGAACGCTCTCCCCCTTTGCGTTCGCAAAAACGATATCGGCATTTGTTATTGCCTCAATACGCTTTTCAATCGCGTCGGATAAAACGTTATCAAGAAGAACGTCATCGTAAAGGTCGTAAAGCTGTGTACGGCGTCCTCTTTCGGCCGAGGTGAGGGCTGTTCTCCAGTTGGAAATATCAAGTGTGGCCCTGTTTGCCGCCTTTATTACTAGGTTATTTACCACAATCTGTGCCGGCGGTGTCTTTGTATTCTTTGCCATATCTTAAAAGTGTTGAACGCGTTTATTATTACTTCCCATTTTTACACGGCTTTCCACTAGGTTACCGCTTTCATCTTTTTTAAGTGGTAGGTCTACTGCAATCGCGGCATTCTTAACGTCGGTAAGCCATTTAACGGCTCTTTCGTAGCGCTGTTTGCGTAGCTCCAGCTGCGTGTTAATGTTTGCCACACAGATAAGGTGATAAGCCGCTATGTCCTTGACAAAAAGCAGAAGTAAACCGTGCCTGTTCTCCTCAGCTGTTGAAAATATGGTATCGGTATCGTAAGCAGAAAGATATCCCTTCGCCTCGACAATAGCAGAGTCAATTGAAGCTGCGACAACTGCCTCATCGTTGCGAGAGATAGCGTCAATAACCTCTGTACGAAGATGTGTGGCCAGATCTTGTTTAGTAATCCACATATTAGTAACGTTTTTTATTTGTGTGCCTTTTGCCAAAGTGCATTGCGTCCATTGACTCAAGGGCTTTCTTGCTATTAATTATCCAAACGCCACCCTCTACGGCATCGGGGCCGTCTGCTGGATAGGACATTTGCGGTGAAAGAAGTAAAAACTGGTTTGCCAGCTCCGCGAAATGCGGGTTATCTTTTAGCTCCTCATTGAGAATAAGGCACCCCGTTCTGTTAAGAGGCTCAAGATTGCCCTCTATACGCGAAAACTTATCAGGCTTATCGCGCGTATCGGGCGTTATACCAATATGCCCCCTTTCCTTTGCGAGGGCGGCGAAAATTGGTATAAAAACCTGCTCATAAAAGGGGTTCTGAAGGGAGTTATTCTCAATATAGTTGTAGACAACTGACCTGTCATTTACAAGGTCTTTAAGGTTGTAAAACCAAAGTGCGAAATCGGAGTTTGTAACGTGATCAAGAAACCCGTTTATGACGTAAAACTTTCCGTCAAGGTATCCCATTAGCCAGGCACATTTATAAGAGCCCTTTTTATTTTTACTGTTAGATGGTGCGGGGTCGCCGTAGGTGACGAGAAACTTAAACTTCTGAAGTGCCGGTATTTTACCCCAGTTTACCTGCTTGAAAATTGAGCCCTCCGTAAGCGGGTTATTCATATACTCTGCCTGATAGGCCGCGGCGCTCACCTTTGACTTTATCCTGGCAATGTGCTCAGCCGTATTTTTCTCCGGCCAGGAGCTATTTCCGTTTTTATCTTCAAGGTTAACCACGTCCACGTAATCGGCCATTGCCATTGACCTGGCTATACAGCTGTCCTTTGCTATCAAGTTACCCAGAAACATTACCTGAAAGGGCTTATCTACCGCACGAGTAGGGTAAACGGCCTTTTCAAACCACTCCCACCGCTTTTTAATTATTTCGGGGTTACGCACGTCTTCGTCAGTATCAATGTCGGAAACAATTACTTTGTCCGGGCGCACGTTTTCGCTGCGTGATCCGCGCGGTGACTGGTCAGCTCCAACCGCAAGAAAACTTACACCCTGTGTGGTTGTAAAATCGCCATAGGCCCATGACCCAGGCATTTGCTGAATACCGTAGTCGTTAATAATGCGCTCATTTTTGGTGAGCTCAATTCGGTAGGGCTCCAGAAGCTCGGAAGCTTTATCCAGGGAATTTGAGATAAACAGGATATTTTTTTTGATACCGGTAAGGGCCTGGTAGATTGTCTCCATCATACAAACTACGTCCTTGGCTAGCTCTCTTGACCATGCCCTTGTTTCGTACAACTCCGGGTTGGCAAGCGCCCTTTTGCTGGCCTTTTTGTGAAACGGAGCTGCCGGGGCCGAACAGTAACGGGGGAAGTAATAAACTTTCCACTCCTCGAAGTCACCCTCCAGCGCCTTTATACGTTTTTGCTTGGCATCGGGGGTTTCGTTTGCGTCTGCAGTTACAGCCGCGAGAAAGTTTTCATAATACTTATCCCACTCTGAAATTGCCTGGCGCGTTGTTATCTTCTGGCTGGCCATAGCTTACTTTTTTAGAAGGTGTTTAATGAAGTCGTCAAAAACAGGTGCGATATCCTTTGCTTTTTGCGGGCTTATGGGTCTCAGGTAACTTAAAAGTCGTTTGCAGACTTCAACCACGTCTGCAATACTGGCCTCTGTCTCAAGCGCTCTGATTGCCGAGGTGTATTTGTTGATTGTGTCTGCCTCCTTTGACGATGCAAAGCGCACTCCCTCTTCCCGTTTTGCGATTGCGGAGGTGAGCTCGTCCAGCTGGGCGTACATGCGGCGGAGTTGAGTTTCACGGGTAATGAGCATTGACTGCTTGAGCCGCTCCCAATTTTCGGCCGGGTCATTCGCCCACTTGTTTACCGAGACTTTCGAAACGCCGACCTTTTCGGCAATCTCTTTTTGCGAGAGTCCCTCTTGTATGTAAAGCGTTTTGGCCCACTCCTTTTTTTGTTTGTTTGTTAGCTCGCCCATTTTTTTTTGTTACAAAATTGACCCGCGGGCGTGTGTTATTAAAAAAGAGTGTGAAGGTATTACACTCTTTTTGTGCCAAGTAGCCACTTTTTCAACTTTTGTGAAAAATAAGCGCGATGGCAAAAACATTCATACTCTCCGACGAAAATGTAAACACCTACGGATTTTGGGTATTAACAGGCGGGATAGCCCTTGAACAGTTCAAGAAAAATCCTTTGATGCTTTGGATGCACAACCGTGCATGGCGCGGAACAAAGGATGAGGTTTTGCCAATAGGGCATTGGGAAAATGTACGGGTAGAGGGCACGCGCCTTCTGGCCGATGCAATTTTTGACGAAAACGACTCATTCGCTGTGTCAATTCGTGACAAAGTTGAAGCGGGCCACTTGAGAATGGCGTCCGTAAGACTTGACCCGGTACTCGCCTCCGAGGAGAAAAAGTACCTGAAGCCAGGGCAAACAAGATACGCCCTCATTAAATCAAAGCTTATTGAAGCGTCAATCGTCGATATTGGGGGGAACGACGACGCACTTGTCCTTTGTGCAGATCCTCTCCTGGGGGATACCGACATGGCAATAACCCTCAGCGCCGGCAGCTCTTGCCCGGTAAAGCTCATATCTACTATCACACAACCAAATATTGAAGAAATGGAGAACATTGCATTAAAGCTCGGTCTTAAGCCGAATGCGGCTGAGCCCGAAATTTTGAGCGCATTGGACACCCTGCTTGAAAAGGCGGGACGGACAGATGCCCTCTCTCTTACCCTGTCACAAATTGAGACAGACAAAAAGGCCGCTCAGAAGGCCGAAGCGGTACAGCTCGTAGACGCGGCAATTCTTGCCGGCAAAATTGACGCCAAAGCGAAGGAGTCACAGTTAACACTGTTCGAAAAGGACTTTGCAGCTGCAAAGCTTTCTCTCGAGTCAATTCCTGAACGCCCGAATGTTCAGGTAAACCTTGGTAAAGGTGCCCAGGGCGAACTCGCCGAGTTTGAAAAGCTGTCATTCGAGCAGCTGGATAAGAAAGGCCTCCTCGCAAAAGTTAAACTAAGCTACCCTGAACTGTACAAGAGCAAGTTCAAGGAAAAGTACGGCTCTGAGCCTAAAAATATGTAGGCATCCTAAAAGTAAATAATCACTATTAATAAAAACCAAAAAATGGCTGTAGAAAAAGAAATTTGGCAAGGGGATATCGTTGAAGGTATATACGCCGCGAATCCGCACCTTGCGTTTGCCGTAAATGCAGACGAGTTTGTACTTGCCGGTAAGGTGGTACACATCAACCAGGCTGGCGCAGCGCCGGCGGTAACCCGTAACAGGTCGGTATTTCCTGCTGTTGCAGTAAGGCGTACCGATACCGACATTACCTATAACCTTGACGAGTACACCAGCGACCCGGTTCATATCACCAACGCGGAAGCTGTTGAGGCCTCTTACTCAAAGCGTGACTCCGTGCTGAGGGAAACTAAAAACGCTCTTGCCGAGGCAATTGGCGTTGACATGATTTACAAGTGGATACCAACCGGAGTAACCATTATCCGCACCACCGGCGCCACCTACGAGCAAATTGTGGCAGCTCACCTTGACGACGCAACCGGCTATCGCCGTGCGATTACTCGCGCGGATGTGAAAAAAGCTGCCAAGCAGTTTAACAAGTGGGGCATCCCAACAGAGGGCAGATACATTATGCTTGACGCAGAAATGTACGGCCAGTTCACCGACTCTCTTACCGCCAACGAGCACAGAGATTTCGTTACCGGCATTGACCCTGCAACAGGGCTCGTAGGTAAGCTGGACAGCTTTAACTTCCTTATGCGTTCAGAGGTTGCCCGCCTTCTTGCAGACGCCGCTGTAGAGCCGGGCACTGCAGGTGCAGCCGCTCATTGCGGAGCCGCTATTGCATGGCACAAGGATCTTGTTGAGCGTGCTCTTGGAGAGGTGAAGTTCTTCGAGGATGTTGACTCGGCACAAAACTATGGTGACATTTACTCTGGCCTGGTTCGCATGGGCGGACGCTCACGCCGCACAGATAAGAAGGGAGTCCTCCTTATTGGCCAGGCAATCATCGCAGCAACCGCCTGGGCAACCGGTACCGACTACGCCGCAGGCGTTCTCGTGACTTCGGCAGGTAAAACCTACTATGCGCTTGAGTCGCACGTGGCAGGAGCAACATTCGCCGCAGACGTTCTTAAGTGGAAGGAAGTAATTTAACACTCCTAGCACATGAAAGTAAGTCAGCAAGGGGTACAACTGATAAAGGAATCTGAGGGCCTGCGTTTGCAGGCCTACAGGTGTCCGGCCGGTAAGTGGACTATTGGCTATGGCCATACAAAAAAGGCCCGTGCGGGTATGGTGATAACCGCCGACAAGGCGGAGCAACTCCTACAAGAGGACATACGCGACATTGAGGGTACTCTTAACAACAGCGGTCTTATACTTACGCAGAATCAGTTTGACGCCTTTGCCGACTTCATTTTCAACTTTGGAGCACCGAAGTTTTTATCCTCTACATTTTACAGATATGCTAAAGCCAGCTCCAGCGACCCGCGAATACCGGCAGAATTACGCCGCTGGGTACACTCTACGGACGATAACGGTAATACAGCCGTACAGCCCGGACTTGTTAAGCGGAGAGAGAGGGAAATAGCACTTTACCTTAAAAAATAGTAACTCTTATGAGCACCTTGGGATCAATAGACTGGGTTAACCTTGGATCAATAATTATGGTTCCAATCTCCAGCGTAATTTCATACCTAGCGGGCAAACGCATCCGCAATAATGACTTCCTGCAGCAGCTGCAGGCTTCAATTGATATGCTCGCAAAGAAAAATGCGACTCTACTGGAGGAGCTGGTCACCGTAAAGGAGCAATATGCGGATGTGAAGCTAGAACTTAAAAAAGTATCAAAGGAAAACCTTCAGCTCAAGGAGGGTATGCTTAAGCTAACCGAGGAGAATAAATCCTTCAGCAAGCAGGTAGAGGTTTTGACCGAGCAGCTTGCAAACGTTAAAGTAATAACTAAAGTAGAAAGAGCGCCACATGTTTAAACACTTATTAATTGCCTTTTTAATATCGCTTCTTTCCCTTTCGTGCTCGAAAAGGGTGGCTCCCCCGGAGTTGACGAGAAGTGATTCTCTCGTAACCACTAATACCGTGGAGAAGTTAAGGGATACGGTTATTGTGCTGGCCCCCGACTCGTCACTCATTAGGGCGTTACTTGAGTGTGACTCTACCAACCGCGTGCGCATAAATACCATTCTTTCCTATCAGCCCGGGGACAACATAGCCCCTCCAAGGCTGTCAATAAAGAATAATGTTTTAACTGCAACTGCTAACGTGGCGGAGCGAAGGTTACACCTTTACTTCAGGGAGAGGTACTATGAGCTCATAAAAAACCAGAACAAGGTTTACACTAAAACTGTAGTTGTAAACGAGCTGTACTGGTACCAAAAAACGCTGATGTACATAGGTGCAGCGGCGCTATTCATTTTTGTATTATTAATTGCTAAAAAATTATTGTAATGGCAGAATCAGAACTGGATATAATTAACGGTAGTGACATTTTAGTTCACGTTAATGTAGGTACAGTGGCGGTTCCCTCGTGGAAACCGGTTGCTCACCAGACAACCTGCTCGGTAAACAACGCTTCAGAGACAAAGTCTCGCGTTACCAAGTCGGGCGGTTTATGGAAGAAAAAGAGGGTAACAGGACTCTCAACAGTTATCAAGTGCGACGCACTCTGCTCGTATGACGCAGATGGCGGCTACGCAAAACTTCACTCTTTGTGGATTGCCGCTAAAGAGGTAATGATCAGATACGCCCTCGTTTCAACCGAAGGAAAAGACTACTACGAAGGTCTGTTCGTTATTGCAAGCCTGGACAGAAATGATCCGGCTCAGGACGACTCAACCATGTCGGTAAGCTTTGAGAACTCTGGCGAGATAACTCCTAAAACTTCACCTGCAGTATAATGGATAACATTACTATTGCGGGTGAATCTTACCCTGTACGCCTGACAATGGGCGCCATCCGCGAGTATAAAAACCTTACGGGTAAGGAGCTTGACACGGTTCAGGGGATAAGCGAAATTGGAGAGTGCCTTTATGCTTGTGTAGTGTCTACCTGCAGGCAACAAAACAAGGAATTCGCGCTATCTCTTGAGGAGTTTACCGACAACTTGGAGGTTGCCACCGCAACCGAAGTTTTTACAAGGGTGATGTCTGCCCAGGGGCTCAGCGTGGATGAGAAGGGTAGCACAAAAAAAAAGCAACCGAAAGGGAAGTAAGAACAATAGGGCAAATGCTGGGGTACGGATTGGCGGTTTTAGGGCTGAGCATATCTGACTTTGACTCGCTGACCCCCCCAGAATTTGACTTTGCATGTCTTGCCCACCTTGAGGAACAAAAAGAGATGGCAAGAGGCGAGTGGAACAGGGCCAGGTTTATGGCCAGATTCTTTTTACTACCATACGCTAAAAAGGAAATTCAAATCACAGATATAGCAAAGTTTGATTGGGACTTGGTAGAGAGTGTGGAATCAGTAAGTAAACCGAACTCAAGAGAGGCGTTTCTTGAGGCCGTTGAAAAATTAAAATAGTGAGTGAGCAATGGCAAATCAAGTCGTATTTAACATACAGTTTTCCGGTAATGCTGGCACATTCTCCGCCCAGCTAACGCAACAAATGGGCGCTTTACAAGGCGCCACTCAATCCGTTACGTCATCATTTACAAAGTTCCAGGCGAAGCTGATTGCCCTTAACCAGGGCATTCAGCTATTGCGGGATTTTGCCGGTACTCTCCGGGATGCTTCGGAGCCGGGGCTTAAGTTAAATGCAGCGATGCAAGACTTGAGCGCTATAACCGGGGTAACCGGTAGTAAGCTTCAGGAGATAGAGGGATACGCTCGAGATGCTGCCAAAACCTTTGGCGGAAGTGCAGCCCAGGGCGTGGAGTCATATAAACTTATTCTTTCGCAGTTATCTCCCGAAATAGCCAAGGTTCCCGTGGCTCTACGGGCGATGGGGCAAAGCGCCGCCACGCTGAGCAAAACAATGCAAAATGACGTTGTGGGCGCTACAGAGGTGCTGACAACTGCGATGAACCAGTATCAGGTCTCTCTTGATGATCCAATTGCAGCATCAAGGGTAATGTCTGAAATGATGAACACAATGGCCGCCGCCGCTCAGGAGGGTTCTGCCGAGCTACCGCAAATTAAGCAGGCTTTAGAGCAGGCCGGTATGGCCGCCAAAATGGCAAACGTATCTTTTGCCGAAACAAACGCCGCCATTCAGGTACTTGACAAAGCCGGTAAAAAAGGTAGTGAGGGCGGGGTTGCTATCCGTAACGTTTTGGCGACACTTTCCGAGGGCCGTTTTTTGCCGAAGGAAGTGCGCAAGGAGTTAGCCGCAGCAGGCGTTTCAATAGAGGTACTTGCAGACAAAACTCTCCCGCTGGCCAGTCGCCTTTCTGAGCTCACTAAAATCACAAACGACTCGGCACTTATTACTAAGTTATTTGGCAAGGAAAACAGTAACGCCGCCCTTGCACTTATATCGGGCATTCCGCTTATGCAGCAATATACTTCTGCCATACAGGGGACAAAGTCGGCGGAGGAACAGGCAGCCGTGGTTATGCAGTCAAAGGAGCAACAGTTAGCCAGGATAAAAGCGAAAATTGACGACTATAAAATTGCAATATTCAACCTTACCGGAAACATGCTGCCTTTTGCAGAAATTGCCACAAGCGCGCTGGTTCCTATTTCGCAAATGATTCCGCTGATATCTGCCCTTTCAAAGGGCATTAAGGCGTTTAGTTTTACTTCCGTTATTGCCGGCTTTACCGCATTTAAAGTATCTGCCATTGCCTCATGTAGGGCCGTGGGCGTTGCCATAATGTCTATACCGGTGTTTGGCTGGATAGCTGCAGCACTTGCCGCCCTGGGCGCAGCTGCGGTATGGGCGTGGAATAAGTTTGAAGGCTTCAGAAAAACGGTGATGGGCGTATGGGAAATTGTAAAGCTTTTTGGAATTACCCTATACGACTCTGTTCTGGGCGCAATAAAGGGAATAATATCCGGGCTTGGAAGTCTTGGAAGCGCACTTTTAAAACTATTTAAATTCGACTTTAAGGGAGCAGCTGCCGAGGCCAAAAGTGCCATGGCGGCATTTTCGTCTGCAAGCCCAATAAAGGTTGGAGTTAATGTCGCAACAGCAGACTATAGGGGAGCGTGGGCAGCCGGCCAACAAAAAGGTGCCGAGAGCTGGGCCAACAAGGACAAGAAGGATATGGACGAGGCGGCGGAATCTGCCGGTAACCTCGCAAACGGCCTTAACGGTGTTAGCCAGGCAACCGGAAACGCAGCTGCCGGAAGTGGCACGATGGCAGAGGAAATTACAAAGCTTAAGGATAAGCTTATAGCCATTACAAAAGTTAATGAGCTCTTTGGATCATCGCACGATGCCCTCAAGGAGAAAATTACCGCCGTGCAGGGTACAATAACTGAAATGGTAGAAAAGGGCTTTAAGGTCGAGAGCAAAGAAATTCAGTCTTTGCTGACTTTGCTGGCCACCCTTAATGACGAAAATAGGAAACTTACTGAGGGCTACACCCGCGCTGCCCAGGCGGCGAATATCCTGGCAAACGCAAATAAAAAGGTTGGCGTACGCGGTACCTCTCCCGAAATAGGCAAAACAAACGTAAAGGATATAAATGCCGGCGCGATTGCAATGCAAAATTATAAAAAGTCCATGGGCGAGGTAAACGATAGCTTTGAACTGTTCGGAGATTCGCAATCGTATATTTCAAACCAAATGTCTGTGGTTAGGGGCGCAATTGATGATCTGCTGGAGAAGGGTTACAAGAAATCTTCAAGGCAAATTCAGCTGCTTATGAAGGAATACCGCACACTTGCAAAAACCGTAAGTATCGACATCAGCTCCTTTATAGCGTCAGGAATTACCGGGGTTGCAGAGGGACTTGGCGAGGCGCTCGGCTCGGGTGACTGGGCTGCCGGTTTTAAAAACATTCTATTGGGGCTCATGGATATGCTCAAGCAATTTGGAGCGGCCCTTATTGCCCAGGGAGTGGCGGTACTTGCGCTGAAGGCGTCGATGTCCAACCCATACGCGGCGATGATTGCGGGTGCGGGTCTCGTACTTGCCGCCAGCGCAGCTCAGTCGGCAATGAAAAGAGCAACCAATTTCGCCGATGGAGGTATTGTTTACGGAGAGACATTTGCCAGGGTTGGGGAGTACGCCGGCGCATCAAATAACCCAGAGGTAATTGCACCGCTAGACAAACTTAAGGGTATTCTGAAGATGGAGCAGCAGCCGCTGGCCGGAGAGGTTACATTCATAATCAAGGATGACGTTTTAGCCGGTGTTTTAAAAAGATATAACAATAAAAGGAGATTAGTATAATGCCGTGGGCACTTAAATATTGGGGCGAATTTAACGAGCCCGGGGGAGAACTTGTAAGAGTTGAAATATCTTCCCCGGACTTTTCCGGTGTTGCTAAGGAACTTGACCTTGCCGATGATCCCGTGGTGATTGAGCGCCCGGCAAGAGACCTGTACGAGCCAATTCTTTCAACAGGATGCACGCTCCGCGTCTGGAGTAACGCAAACTTCGAGTATGAGGATTTATTCCTTTCAGCACCTCGCAACAATATGGTTGTTATAAAGCGCTCCGGCGCGGTCATTTTTAGCGGATACGTTGAGCCGGGACTTTATGAGGAGGAGTTTATTGCTCCCCCTTACACTATTTCGTTAAAGGCTACAGATGGGCTCAAATCACTTGAAAACTATCGCGTGGGGTACTTCGGGCTATTTATGAAGAATACCCTCCTGAATATCCTCAAAAGATGCCTTTCGGAAGCGTTTAACCTACCGATAAACATTTGCTGCAGTATTTTTTCAAAGGATCACGACGCGTCTGCAGGTAAAACTATGTTTGAGCAAAGCCTTATTGACCATGAGGGCCTTAACGAAACCGTCTCCGGAGTGGCAACTGTGCGTAACGCCCTGGACATACTTACGGACATTCTTACCGGGCTAGGCTGCCGAATTTACCAGGCGAATAATGAGTGGTTCATAGAGCGAATCCGCGACCGCGCAAGAGGTACTAATACATTCGTAAGGGTTGATACTCTAGGCGCCGTTACAGTAGTAAACTACGCGCTTACAGCTGCTCTCGGTTCAGACGCCGATGCCTGGTACTCCGAGCCGTCCATGGAGGTAGATACCGGAAGATCGTCTCTTACTGTTAAGCAGGAAATGGCCGAGCCGATATCACTGATAAGGAATAACTTTTCGGCCGGGCTAACACATAAAGTGCCCGATTCGGCAAACAGGGTTGATAGGGAAAAGTGGCTTTATACAAACGAGATTTGTCACATGACCTCTTTTGCCGGGGAGAAGGGAATTGCCAGGGGAATATCAATGCAACATACGATTGCCGGTAAGCTCCAAACGCTTTACCAGATTGCCGACTGTACCGCCTACGGAGGCGATACTGTAAAGGTTAAATTCAGATTTGCCGTGACCGCAAACGCCGGGCTTGAGAAAATTAAGGCTCGTTTTGCCGTTTATGTAAATACGTTCAACTTTATAAACGTTGACGGGGATGTGCTGAGAACCGGAGATGTTGCAGACCACGTTATAACTAAGGAGTTTGACCTATGGGAAGATTTTAAGGGCGATTTAACACAGTCAATAACTGTTACGCTTGAGTCGAAGGAGCTTCCCCCTATTGCCGGCACCCCTTACACAAACAGTATAAAGGTTGTATTTCTCCCCGCCCTGGAGGGAGCAACCGGAACAATTGACTTTACCCACTACGGTGATTTAGAGGTTTCAGTTAATACAACAAAGAAGCCGCTTAACACTTTTAACGCCAAATCTTCAAAAGGCTTTTGGCTCGCGGGAGAGGACGTAAACCTTAAAATCAATGATGCACCGGAGAGCTCTTTGAACTTCGTTAATAACGGCGTCCCCGTTGTGTATGATAACTACAGAAACGTTTCAAATATTTTACTATATGAGCAGACCGTTGACGTTGGCGGCGGCGTAGATACATACAAAACCTTTAGGCCCTTAACCGGATGGTATGACTCCGCGACTGAGACACCGGCGGCAGGGAGGCAACTTGCGGAGCTTCTGCTCCAGGACCGCTTTTGCCAGCTTATAGACAGCCGGGCGACAATTAGCGGCGATATAATTACCACAAAGCAGATCTCGCCACTTTACCTTTTTTCAATTGACTACCGCCCCGGCAGGTACCTATTTCTTGGGGATAAGTGGAGCCTTTTAACCGGAACGCACACAATAACTGTGTGCCAAGTATATGACCAAGTAATACCTATTGAATAATGAGCGGCATAAGTATCACAAAGAGTTACTCTCAGAGTACCGAGCAAGCGGCGGTAAATAATTCGGCGGCATCTTCACAGGTGGCCGTTGAGTCCTATTTTACCCGGAACAGCGCGGAGGATACAATTACCACTCCGCACAAGGTGCGCGCACAGGCTGGCCACTTTGACGGGCTGGTCGCCTTTTATGGTGGCGTTGGCGAAGGTGCTCCCACTCCGGCGGCGTCCCTGCTTGACCTCTCCGACATCGACTCTTCTCTTGCCACAGCAGCTGTGGGTTCTCCTCTGGTGAAACTTTCAAATGGCAAATGGGGGCCTGGGAGTGTCAGCATTGATTTGACTAATTACTTCACCAAGGAGGAGAGTGATGCCCGGTTTGCATTCAAATCTCACTCGCACGACTATGTTGCGCCTACTGCTTTTAATGCCCATACAGGCGACACAACAAAACACATTACCTCTGCTGAACGCGTTGCCTGGAATGCGAAGGAATCGGCCCTTGGTAACCCGGATGTGGACGGAAAGATTCTTGCCTCTACTGCAGGCGGTGTTCGTAGTTGGGTGAACAGGTATGTTCTTCCTGTTGCAGCTGCAGCAATGTTAGGCGGAGTGATGATAGGGGCAAACGTCAATGTTGATGCGCAGGGCCGAATCTCTGTCGCTGCACCTTACTCACACCCTGCGACTCACCCGGCA